GGGGGCTTGTGTTGTTTTCTAACAAATCTACAAAATTTAAAAAAGCGCCACATGTCCTTTCACCCCCCCCCCCCCCCCCCCCCCCCCCACGGCTGTGAGTTCTTGCAAGTCAGACGGCATCGACCACGCGGACACTTTTGATGCTCGACGAGACGTAGTGGGCGGTGAACTCGACCGGGATCAGAGTTTGATCTCCCTTGGAGTAGGCGCTCTCCATGTCCGCCGTGTTGAGCACCTTCCGTCCGATGATCCGGCGCCGGAAGCCGGCCGGCGCTCTCCCATCCAGTAGGACGGCGGAGTAGAACGGGCTGTCGAGCGCCTCGGCCCCACCGATCAGGTCGATGGCCGCGAATCCGACCCCGGTATCGATGTCCGCCGGATCGATGTTGAGCGCGCGGCTGAGGTTGGTCAGGGTCGGCTCAGCGAGGTTGGTCGAGATCACCGTCTCGACCTTCGTCCGGCGCCGCTCCGGCGTCTCGGCAATCTGGTCCACCTCGAGTTCGGACCACTCGGTGGCGACGTTCACCGTGACGCCGTCATTGGTGCCGCCCATGCTGACGAACGTCCCGCCGGGCGCGGACGCGACTGCAGTATCGGCCGGCTCGGTGGCCCCGAAGTCATCGATCCACAGTTCGGCCGGGCCCTGAATGAGGTTGGTGGTGGTGACCGGCATGGCTTATTCCTCCGTGTTCTTGTTCTGGCGGGCCGGTCGGGCTTCGGGTGAGTTCTCCTGGAGCAGCCCCTGACGTTCCAGGTCGATCCGCTCGTACTCGTCCACCTCGATCTCCCGGTCGGGCTGCATGGTGGTGCGGACCTTGGTCCGCTCGACATCGCTGTTCTCAGGCACGGAAATCCCTCCGATCGATCGGCCAGTTCACGGATGCCATGTCCGGATGGTCGCGCAACATCATCACCGGCCGGCCGAGCCGCTCGGCCACGGCCGCCGGGTCACCCTTCAGAAACATGATCTTGATAGACGGTAGGAGGAACCAGATTTCGGCCGGCTCGCCATCGTGCAGAAGGACCCGGCCCCTCCAGGTGAGCGGTTCGCCGGTCCTAGGTCCTACCAGCATGATCATTCCGGCACCTCGACCCACGCGAGTGCGAGGTCCATCAGGTACCGCGCGTAGCCGGTGTCCGGATCATCGAGCCGGCGCGGCTCGGTCGCCATGGCCACGGCCTGGACAAGCGCCTGGTTGTATCCGGCACGCTGGCGCACCAGGACCCCGGGCCCACCGTCGTTGAGCGCGGCGGCCGCGGCGAGGACGTCCTCCGCCAGTTGCTCGGCCGCGCCGTACTGCGGGCGGTCCGAGGTGGGGACCGCGGCCCACGCTTCCACCTGGAGCACCGGTACCCGGACGCCCGCGTAGTGGACGGTGCCACCGACCACGGCCGGCACGGTGACGAACCCTCGAACGGTCCCACCGAGTACGGGCCAGGACGAGATCTCCGGGAGGTTGGACGCTACGGCCGGGACGGACGCGCTCAGCCACGCGATCATCGTGCCGGTGGCGGTCGGATGCTCCACGGTCACACCGTCCGAGCCTGGTACAGGGCCGGCCGGGCGTACGGCTGAGCGTCCATCCGTGAGGTGCCGTACTCGACGTACAGGTGGTAGTCCACGCCGCCGGACACGTCACCGAAGTGCACCCGGCCCCATCCGTCGCCGTGCTCGGGCCGGATCGTGCCGCGCAGCCTGCCGGAGAGCACCGGGACGTAGCGCTCCATGTCCCGCGCTACCGCGTCCGTGACCGGGTGGACGAGCCGCGCGTCCACCACCCTGCGCAATTGCGCCATGCCGCCCGCGTCCAACGTCACCCGTGCCATCGGCCCTCCTCGTCAGCGTGGCCGTGCCGTCCCGGTGTCCCGTTGTCCAGGCTGCCCGGGAGGGCAGTTGATCAAGAAACTATCACGTGACCCGCGTCGGCGTCACGCCGAACGTCTGCTATAGTGGACGTATGCAGACCACCCCGTTCGACCGCCAGCCCGAGCGCTATGCGCTTTTGGCGGCGCTGCGCGTGCGTAACGCGCACACCATCTCTCCCATCGCGCGCGAAATGCGCATGGGCAAGATCCGCGCGTTGGAGGCGCGGCTGATCCACCTCGGGCACCACCTGGTACCTCTTCCGCCGGTCTGACCGGCCCCAATGCCCCCCGCCGGGGACGCCCTGGCGGGGGTTTTTCATGTCACCCTCCGCAGGTCCACCCGTACATCCTGCGGGAGCGCTGCGTTGACCGGCGTGGTGACCGCGTCCACCACGTACACCGCGCCACTGATCAGGTCCTTGATCCGCTCGTTGTTGGTCACGTCGGTGCCGTGCGGAAGCCGGCCGGTGTAGTAGCGGATGGCCCGAGCCTGTGGATCACTCTCGGTCTGCACCTTCATGGCACCTTCGTGGATCGCGGCCGGGATCCCGGTCACCCGTGGGTCGTCCCCCTCAAGCTCGTCCCCCCAATCACTGGATGAGCCGCCACCGAGGATGGCGACTACGGTGGTCGGGATGGTGATCACACCAGGCCGTCCGATCGTTCGTTCAGGAAATTGATCCGGTCCCACGCACCCGCGCGGGACGAGCGCGGTAGCGGCCGGATGGTCCGGGTACCGACCCACGAAAGCGCCTTCAGTTCACGCGCGGCCAGCGGGGCGAGCATGCCGTCCGCCGCGCTCTCCCGTTCCACCCGGACACTGTCCGCCGAGACGGCCCGAGCGGTTTCCCGCTCGGTGACCAGGCTCGCCAACCGGGCCGGAGTGAGCCACGCGGCCTGCCACGCGGTGGCCCGCATCAGGTGCCGCCGGTCCTTGGTCGAAATGGCCAGGTCCGGCATGTCCACGGTCACGCCCGCGTACGTTTCGATGATCGATGAGGCCAGCGTCACGGTCGCGACGTCCCGGGTCTGGCCGGTCACCGAGAGCACCTCGGCCACGCTGGCCCATGTCCCGAAGGTGCCTGGTAGCACCGTGACCACCTCGGCCGCCGGGATGTCCTCGGCGCCGGCCGCGTCCCACCGGATCAGGTAGTCGGTGCTCGCGTCCACCGCGCCCGGGGTCCAGACGTAGCTGAACGTCCCGGTGCCGGTGTGCGTCACGTCGGTGGTCATCAGGATGACTCCGCCACTGAGGGCCGGCTCGACGGTGAAGGTGACCGGCAGCGTCGGGTCGGTCAGTACGCCGTCACTGACGAACTGAGCCACGAGCGTGCCCGGTACTCCGGCTACCAGCGTGGTCACGTCATGCCTTCCGGTACAGGATGCCGGACAAGGGAACCTCTCCGGCGTTCGGCAGCGCCGTGTTGTAGGTCATCAGCCCGGCAGCCGTGATGGTCACAGTTCCACTGGACGCGCCGGACCCGATGAACCGCACGGTGGGTCGTTCCTCGGCCGCCGGCCGCCATCCGTCCGGGATGGTGCCGATCTCCTGGTTGGCCGAGCCGGCCGTGGTGGCCCGGATCCGGCCGGACAGCGCCACCCATCCGGGGACGATCTCCTGCGCGACCGGCGCACCGGTAGTCCCGGCCGCCATGTTGGTAGCGAAGGTGAGCGCGCCGGTGGCCGGAAGCGCGTGGGAGTGCCCGGTAGCCGCGTAGTCGTGGGAGTGCCCGGTAGCCGCGTAGTCGTGGGAGTGAACCGCGCTGGCGAGACCGTCCAGGGTCGCGCCGAGCCCTTCCACGTCCGCCGGGTCATGGGTGTGGTCCCCGGCCGTGGTGACGTGCCCGGTTGCTACCACGCGTACCCCCTCACCGGAGACGGCCGGGACGTCCGGAAGAGGCCTAACGAACGCCCCGGCCGTCCGTCCATCACTTCCCGGAGGTCCGGGACTTTCGGGTCGTCCCGGCGTCCCCGGTGTCCGTGGTGTCCGCGGTTGAGCTCCCGCCGCTGGAAGTGCTCCCGGTGTCCTCGGCGCGTGTCTGGCGCGAGCCGGCCACCTTCTCGGTCACCTCAGCCACCCGGACGGAATCGGGGTCGCGGGTGCCCGGCACGCGCCGGCCGCCAGAGGTCCGGTCCGGCCCGAGCCCGCGGACCTGGGTCGGGTCGGGGAGCGGCTCGGCGTACTCGCCGTCGACCGTGATGGTGCCGCTCCCGGTGGTGGCGGCGTTGTAGAAACTCTGTCCCTCGACGGTCTCTTCCGGATCGCTGGTGGCGTTGTCCGGCCGATCCCGATCGTCGTCCTTGACCATTGTTCGTCCCTTCGGTGTTAGGTCTCAACCCGGGCGTTACCCCACGGTGACATGCGTCACGAGCCGGGAGTGATCTCCAGGACGGACACCGCCTGAGGAACGCTGACCACGAACGCGCGTCGCATCATGGCCTTCATGATCGCCTCATCGGAGAGGAACCCGATGCCCTGTGCGGCTCGCTGCCACTGAACGCCGGGGTTACCGGGGACCATGCCGGCCGAGGTCCGGGCGAGCCCGCGCTTGAGCACCGAGCGGTTACCGATCACGGCCAGCGGGTTGCCGGTCGGGGCGTCGGTCATCGTGGCGTGCGTCCGCGCGCCAACCGACCACCGGAAACTCTCGTAGCCGAACAGGGCGGGCGCCGATCCGGACTGGTTACCGCCGGGGATGAATACCGGCTGACCGTCCGCGTCCCGGACGCCCCGGAGGATGCTCTTCAGCATCGGCGAGGCGATGACGAAAGTCTCGCCTTCGTCGTAGAAGTCCGACTCCTCGTAGTCCGCCAACCACGCGATGATCCCGTCCTGCCAGGTCGCTGCGGGGGTGGGCGAGGCCGTGGTCAGTCGCGGTACCTGGGTGCGGTTGGCGTTCGCGGTGTAGGTGCCCCACGGCGTGGTCTGAGTGGTGGTTACGGCCTGGTAGATGCTGACGAACGGCGAAGTCGTCCCGTTCATGGCCGTGGTGGTCCCGATGCACGCATGATCAAAGGTCTTGGCGAGGCTCGAGCCGGCCTCCTGTTCGAAGCGGCGCATGGTGCCCTCGCCGGTGATCGTGTCCACCAGGTCCTCTTCAGCGACCTTCGCGGCCCCACCGATCTTCCGGGCGATCAGGTCCACCAGGTCCTGGGTGTTGACGGAGAAGCCGTACTCGGCGCCCTTGGCCACCGTGGCGACCGTGAAGCCGCCCATCCGAGCTACCTGCTTGGTGTCGGAAGTCATGGTCTCCGCCGGGGCCAGCGCCTCCATGGCGGAAATCTTGGCCACCCGTTGGATGACCTCCTGTGAGACCTCGATCGGAATGAGAGTTTCGAGGTCCTGGCGATTCGTGGTCACGCGCCAGCACATCCTTTCGGTATGGGTCGGATCAAGAGTCCGTGCCCATCCGAGCCGGGGTGCCGCGATGCGCGTCCGCGCCGTGCCGGCCGCGTGCTCCGCACGCTGCCTTGATCGCAAGATAGCACGTCACCGGACTTGTGGATCCCGTATACGTCCACTATAGTGAAGGAGTACCACAACAACTCAACAGAGGGGAACCATCCCATGGCTACCTACGCCGGCCGTCGCTTCGAAATGTGGAGTGGCTCGGGTCAGTGCCTACCAGGGATCGTTCGGGAGGATGACCACGATGGCGTCCTGGTGGTTGAGTTTGACCATCGCCCCGGCGAGACGTTCCAGGCCACCCCGGGCGAACTTTACTTTCCGAGGTGACGATCGAGCCCCGGACCTGAGATCCGGGGCTCGCTCGTGTCCGTCGATAGGTGGACGGCACCGCCACTCCACAGCGCTACCCGTCCAGGGTACTACCGACGGCCGAGGATCCGCTTGTACCGATCCGTGTCCGGATCCGAGGACGTACCGCCGGACCGGCCGCGGTCCCGGGTGTCCACCCGCGTGCCGCGCGCCCGGCCATTGCTGGAAGCCTTGCCGAAAACCTCCCGTAGCCGGGTGATCCGATCCTCGATGGCATCGGTGTCCACGTCCCCGCGGGAATCGACCTCGACGTCCGCGAGGTTCAGCACGTCCAGCACGGACGCCTGATCGTCCTTGTCGGTCACTCCGGCCGCGGCGAGCACGCTCTTCGCTTCCGCCCGCACGAGTCGGCCGTTCGCTTCGGCTACCGGGTCCGGCTCGTCCTTGGCGTCCTTGTTCTTGAGCTTGTCCCGCTCAGTCTCCGCTTCGCGCGCCCGCGTGATGGCGCGATCCCGGCGCTTGATGGCCTTGGCCAGGTCCGCCCGCAGCTTGGCCGGATCGTCCTCGGTACCGTCGGCATCCCCGGTACCTTCCTGGTCCTCG